CCTGCGCGGATGCAGGGGCGATGGCACGCCGGTGGACCCGCGGCACTGGTGGAACGCGCCCCCGACGCGTCTAAAAAATCGCTCAGAGCTGCGGCGTGCGGACCGCCGCCCACCTCCGTTCGCAGTTAGTTCCCCCGAGGGCGACGGCGATGGGTAAGCGCGGACCTGGTGCGAAGCCGGCGCGGGCAGCGGCAGCGCTCCCGCAATCGGCCAGCGCGCTGCGTCAGGGCGGCGCGACACGGGCCGACCGGGTGATTGCCTTCCTCGAGGGGCTGACGATCACCAGCGGCGCCTACGCGGGCCAGCGGCTGCGTCTGCGGCCATGGCAGAAGGGCATCCTGCGGCGCATCTACGCCGAGGGCGCGGGCGGCGTCCGGCCGGTGCGCACGGCGCTGATCAGCATGGGCCGCAAGAGCGGCAAGAGCACGCTCTGCGCCGGCCTGGCGCTGTGTCACCTGGTCGGGCCGGAAGCAGTGCAGCGCGGGCAGGTGGTCAGCGCCGCGGCCGACCGTGGGCAGGCGAGCATCATCTATGCCGAGCTGCGCGCCTTCGCCCTCGCGGACCAGGAGATCGCCGATAGGCTGATTTTCCGCGACTTCAACAAGACCGTGGAGGATGTCGTCACCGGGTCGACCTTCTCTGCGCTGTCGGCCGACCACCGCAAGGCGCACGGTCTGTCGCCGACCGTAGCCATCTGCGACGAGGTGGCGCAGTGGCGCGGCCGCGAGCTCCTGGACGCGCTGCAGACCGGCCAGGGCGCGCACGCCGAACCGCTGTTGCTGGCGATCAGCACCCGCTCGCCTGACCCGGACAACCCGCTCGAAGAGCTGATCCGCTACGCGGGGCAGGTGGAGGACGGGACCATCGAGGACCCGACCTTCACCAGCGCGATCTATTCGGCGCCGCTCGAGGCGGACCCGTGGGCGGAGGAGACATGGCGGCTGGCGAACCCGGACGCCGATGCCGTGAGGCTCGCCGACATCCGGGTGCAGGCGGGCAAGGCGCAGCGGTTGCCGAGCATGGAGGCGGCGTTCCGGGCCTATGTGCTGAACCAGCCCGTCGTGCCGGACGAGAGGTTCATCGGGCCTGTGGATTGGGATGCCTGCGCTGCCGAGGGCGAGGCGCGCGGGCCCTGCTACGGCGGGCTGGATCTCTCATCCGGCGCCGCTGACCTGACTGCCTTCTCGCTGTACTGGCCGGAGACGGGCGCCATGCGGGCGTGGGCCTTCCTGCCGGCTGCGGTGCTGGAGGCGAAGGCGCGCGAGGACCGGGCGCCGTACCGGGAATGGCAGGCCCGTGGCCTGGTGGTTGAGATTCCCGGCCGGGCGATCGATCGGCCCTGGCTGCTGACCTGGATTGCGCAGCAGGTGGAGGGGCTGGAGCTTGCCGGTATCGCCACCGACCGCTGGGGCCTGGCCGACGTGCAGGCGGTGCTTGATCGGGAGGGGCTGCACCTCCCCCTGAAGCCCATGGGCCAGGGCTTCAAGGACATGGCGCCCGCGATCACCGCCTTCGAGGCGCTGGTCCTGGACGGCAAGCTCCGGCACGGCGGCAATCCGCTGCTGCGCTGGGCTGTGGCGAACGCCTCGGTGGACACAGACCCGGCCGGCAACCGGAAGCTGTCCAAGGCTCGCGCCCGCGGTCGGATCGATCCCTTGATTGCTGCGGTGGAAGCCGTGGGGCTGGCGGCGCGGGAACCGCCGGCACCGACCTTCGAGCATGTGGGGTGGCTGGCGGCGTAAGGCCGAGTGGATCCGGCTGACGGAGGAGAAGAATATCGTCCCAAGTCGGGACGATATTCGCCGCGGACGATGCGTCGCAAGTTGGGACGCATCGGGAAGCCGGCGCGATGCCGTCCGCGGCGATCGGAGATCAAGTCGCCAAAATGGCGACTTGAATGACGCCGATCGCTTCACCGCCGACACTGCCGCCAGAAAAGGACGACAAGTCGGCGTCCTTTTCCGCCGACACCGCAGCAACGGACAATTTGTCCTTCGCTGCTGACACTCGCAAAGGGGGGGACCGACGGTCCCCCCCTTGGAGGCTTACAGCCTGACGACAAGGGGATCCGGCTGACGGAGGAGAAGTTGGCTGGCGCAACTTGCGCCGGCCGCCTTTCGGACGGTCGGAGGGCGGGGGCACAGCAGGCGACTTCATTTTCTGGTCAAATTGACCAGAAAATCGGAAGGGGGCGTCCAGAAGGCGGATTGTCGGCTGCCGCCGCCAACTCGTGCGCATTCCGCTTGCGGATCGGAGAAAGGTGAGGTATACCCCACTCGATCTGCTGGAGGTGGCCGATGAAGCTGCGTCACTTCCTCGGCTGCTACGCCGAGGACGCAATGGGAATGAAGTTCTGGACCGCGATTGCCCTAGCCAAGAAGCTAGTCCGCGACGCCCAGACCGCTGAGGGGCTGGAAGCCACCGGGCGCGGCCCCGGCAGCGGTCCGGACGCGACGCCCTACGCGGTAGCGAAGCTGCTCATCGCCGCACTGGCGGACGTGCCGTCTTCGGAAGTGCCGAAGGCAGTGCCGCTGCTCTATCTGACGGCATACGAGGGAAACGACACCGGAGCCGGCGCCTGGGCCGATGAGGACGGCGCGGAGCCTCCCAGCAAGGACATTCCATGTCCCCTGACCGGCGCGCTGCTGTTCGGCGAGGCTATGAAAGCGCTGCTGTCCGATGCGGCCCTCACCGCGCGGGTGGACCGGGTCGAAGTGCGCCGCGGCGCCAAAGACGCCTCGATCTACTGGCGCGACGGCGATGCGCTGCGCCGGTCGCGGTTCGTCACCGACTATGACCGTGCCGAGCTGGATGGCTTCGATGCGCGGGGCAAGTTCAGGGCCGTCTGCAGCATCGGCGGAGCCATGCTGCGCGACATGGCAGAAGCCATCGCAGACGAGTAGGTCGCCATGGATCAGCCAGCCGAAACCTTCTCCGTGCCTGCCTTGCAGGTGTTCGATCCACCGCTGTCGCTGCCGCTGGGGGTGCGCGGGCTGGCCAACCTGACCCTCAGGTACGGTCCGCTCGAAGTGCGCGGGCTGGTGCTGACCCAGCATCCTGACGGCGATTACGGCATCCAACTCCCGCATGCGAAGCACCACCGCCGCATCGTTATTCGTGGCGAGGAGGCACGCCGCGCCGCGTTCCATGCAGCGCTGACCGCTTACCACGCTCTCTCGCAAGCTCCCGCGCAGGACGAAGGCGTTGCGGAGTAGCGTGACTAGAATGCCGGCGGGCACGGCAAGGAGCGCCGGGAGGCGCCCCGTCCCTCAGATGGACTGCCCGACCCTACCCCCGACCGTCGAGATGACGGCCGCTCCCGACAGATGGACAGACACCAGCCTGAAAAGGACCAGCCATGCTGAAGATGACGAAGGACGAGTTGGAAGCGGCAGCCGCGGAGTTCCTTGGCGGCAATGTCGCGGACCTGCCGCTCGCACGCCTGCACTGGCTCATCACCGTGTCGCAGTTCGTGACAGACACCATCCTCAACGAAATCGAGGAACGCGACGAGCTCACGTTTCACCAGGACAGCCCGATCGTCCCATATCACTCGGATCATCAGGTGAAAACAGTCCTGACCCGCGCCGGCATCGGGAGCTTTCTGCCGGGCTGAGTTCTCTCTCCAACCCGACCGTCGAGATGACGGCCGTTCCCTCAGAAGGACATCCTTGATGACGACCCTTCGCCAACTGCTGGAGCGCCGAGGCGCCATCGCGGCCGAGATGCGCCAGATCAACGACGCCGCCGGCGACGCCGACCTCTCCCCGGAGCAGGCCGCGCGCTTCGACGAGCTGAAGACCGAACTCGGCAGCCTGGAGCAGCGCATCGCGCGTCAGTCTGCGCTGGAGGATGCCGAGCGGCGCATGCAGGGGCAGCCCCTCGGCGGCACCGGCGACCGCAACCTGGACCGCGAGCTGCGCAGCTTCAGCCTCGTGCGTGCCCTCGCCTCGCAGGTGCCCGGCCTCGACGTGGATGCCGGCCGCGAGCGCGAGCTGTCGCAGGAGATCGCCCGGCGCGCTGGCCGCCCCTTCCAGGGCATGGCCGTGCCGATGGCTATCTTCCACCAGCCGGTGGAGCAGCGGGTCCTGACCACGGCAGCCCCGGCCCAGGGGCCGGGCGGCAACCTCGTCGCCACCGATCACCTCGGCAACCAGTTCATCGACATCCTGCGCAAGGCGCTGATCGTTCGCCGCCTCGGCGCGCGCACCCTGTCCGGCCTGACCGGCAACGTGGACATCCCGCGACTGAAGGCCAGCGCCACGGCCGGCTGGGTGGCGGAGAACGCCGCGCTCAGCAGCAGCGATCACCAGTTCGACAAGGTTAGCCTGACGCCCAAGCACGCGGGCTGCCTGACCGAGCTGAGCCGCAACATGCTGCAGCAGGCCAGCCCGGACGTGGAATCGCTGGTCCGCGCCGACTTCGCTGCGGTGCTGGCCGAGACGCTCGATGCGGCTGCCATCGCCGGCACCGGCACCAGCAACCAGCCTCTCGGCATCCTGAACACCTCCGGCATCGGCGATGTCGCCCTGGGCGCAAATGGCGATGCTCTGGATTACGACGCCGTCGTGGACCTGATGGCCAAGGTGGCCGACGCCGACGCCGAGATGGGCAGCCTGGCCTTCGCCACCAACACGAAGGTTCGTGCTGCGGCGATGAAGATGATGGCCGCGGACGCCCGCCCGCTGGGGCTCGACACGCTCTTCCAGGGCATGCCGCGGGTCTTCAGCAACGTGGTGCCGTCCAATCTGACGAAGGGCACCAGCAGCGGCGTCTGCTCGGCGCTGATCTATGGCAACTGGTCGGATCTCCTGATCGGCCTGTGGTCCGAGCTCGACATCCTGGTGAACCCCTTCGAGACCACCGCCTACTCGAAGGGCAACGTCCAGGTCCGCGCGATGATGACGGTCGACATCTCGGTGCGTCACCCCGAGAGCTTCGCCGCCATCCAGGACATCGTGACCTGATGTCCCCCGGCCGCTTCCCGGACGGCCTGGAGCGACGCGCAGCGACTGAGCTGCGCGCCGCATCCGGCGGCCGTCGCCTGGAAGGCTATGCCGCGGTCTTTGACAGCCCGGCAAAGCTCGGCGGCTTCACCGAGGTTGTCCGCCCTGGTGCCTTTCGTGCGAGCCTGGAGGCGGGCGCGGACGTGCTGGCGCTGGTGGACCATGATCCCGGCAGGCTGCTGGCGCGCACCTCCTCGGGCACGCTGCGGCTGGCTGAGGACAGCCGCGGCCTGCACTTCGATCTCGACGTGCCGGACACGCAACTCGGCCGGGACGTGCTGGCACTGGCCGAGCGGCGCGACCTCGGTGGCTGCTCCTTCAGCTTCCGCGTGAAGCGGGAGGCGTGGCCTGCGACGGACCGCCGGGAGCTGCGCGCGGTGGAGCTGGTGGAGGTGTCAGTCGTGCAGGCATGGCCGGCCTATGCCGCGACCAGCGTGCAGGCCCGGTCCCGCCTCATCTGTGGCGCACGGCATCGGCGCCGCCTGCTGGAGACCATCTGATGCGTCGCATTCTGGATCGTCTGCGGGGGCGGACGGAGGCGCGCAGCGCCTCGGGCGGATTTGCCGCTGGCTTCCCTGTCAGCCCTACCGCCTCGGGGCAGGTGGTGACGGCGCGCGTCGTGGAGAACCTCGCCACCGTGCTGGCCTGCGTCGGAGCGGTGGGCAGCGCCATGGGCAGCCTGCCGGCCTACGTCTACCGGCGCCAAGGGCGCGGGCGGGTAGAGGTGACGGACCATCCCGTCGCGCGGCTGATCCGCCAGCCGAACCCGTGGCAGACCTGGCCGGACTGGATCGAGTGGACCGCAGCGCAAGCGCTGCTGCACGGCAACGCGCTCAGCGTCATCGAGTACGATGGCGCGGGCCGCCCGGTGATGCTGCGTCCGGTGCCCTGGTCCAACGTGCAGCCCATGCTCCTGGCGAACAACAGCCTCGCCTTTGACGTGGTGGCGTACCAGGGACTGTGGGGCGGCACTGGCCAGCCACGCCGGTATCTGTCCGGCGAGGTGTTCCACCTGAAAGACCGGAGCGACGATGGATTGCTCGGCCGGTCGCGCCTGAGCCGTGCGCCGGAGGTGCTGGGCAATGCCCTGGCCCTTCAGGAATGGACCGGCTCCATGTGGCACAACGGCGCCACGCCCTCCGGCGTGCTGAAGTACGCCGGCACGCTTGGCGCCGAGCAATTGCATCGCCTCCGGTCGGCGTTCGCCGAGCGGTATGCCGGTTCCCACAACGCGCGGCGCTTTCTGATCCTCGATGGTGGCCTGGAGTGGCAGCCCCTCTCTGTCAGCCCGGAGGACGCCGAGGTTCTGGCTAGCCGGCGCTTCAGTGTGGAGGAGCTCTGCCGCTTGTTCCAGGTGCCGCCGCCGCTGATCCAGGACTACACGCACAACACCTTCACCAACTCGGCGCAGGCCGCGCTGTGGTTCGCGCAGTTCAGCCTTGGGCCGTGGGTGCGGAAGATCGAGGCTGAGTTCAGCCGCAGCGTTTTCACCGACCCGGCACTGGCGTTGGAGATCGATCTCTCCGGCCTGATGCGCGGCGACTATGAGGCTCGGTGGAAGGCACACGAGATTGCGGTGCGCAACCAGATCCTCACGCCCGACGAGGTGCGCGAGGTGGAGGGTTGGAACCCGCGCGGGGCGGAGGCTGCCATAGGATGAAGGACGGCGTCGCCTTCCCTGGGTGGCCGCTCCTGCTCCGTCGGGATCTAGCTGCGCTCTACCTTGGCATGTCGCCTTCCACATTCGATGGTGAGGTGAAGGAAGGCCGTATACCGCAACCGGTGCAAATCACCGGCACGCTGAAGGCTTGGCACCGCATGGACCTCGATGCCTGGGCGGAAGACAGGCGCGCCGTCAGTGCCGGCGAGCACGTGCCAAATCCGTGGGACGACGAATGATCGAGGGGCCGCGCAGATGGCGTTACGTCGTTCAGGACCGTGATCGCCACGGCAACCTTCGGACCTATCTGCGCGTGCCTGGTCGCCCCAAAGTGCGGTTGCACGAAACGCCCGGCACCGATGCATTCGAGGCAGAGTATCGGGCGGCCTTGTCGGCGGAGCCGAAGGCAAAGGCCGCACCGAAAGGCACGGTTCTGCCGGGCAGCATCGATGCACTCTGCGTTGCCTACTACCGCTCAGCCGAATTCCGGAAGATGGACCCGCGCACCCAACGCGTTCGTCGGCTCATCCTGGACCGCTTCCGGGCGGCCACGGACAGCAAGGGGAGGGTCATCGGCACGAAGCCTGCCGCTCTGATCGGGCCGCATCACCTCCTCCGGATCCGCGATGCGCGCGCCGACACGCCGGAAGCAGCCAACAGCCTGCTGAAGGCGCTGCGCGCCGTCTTCAAGCACGGCATGGCTGTGCGGCTGGTGCCGGGCAACCCAGCGCTCGCCGTGTCTTACCTCGCCGCGAACAACCCGGATGGCATCCACGCGTGGACCATGGAGGAGGTGGAGCAGTACGAGCGCAAGCACCCGGTGGGGACCAAAGCCCGCCTCGCGCTGGCACTACTGCTCTACACCGCGCAGCGCCGCAGCGACATCGTCCAGTTCGGTCGCCAGCATGTCCGGGATGGCTGGTTGACCTTCACCCAGCAGAAGAACCGCAGGCGCAAGCCGGTGCGGCTGTCCATCCCGATCGTTCCTGAGTTGCAGCGCATCCTTGATGCGACACCCTCTGGCGGACTGACCTTCCTGACGACGGAACATGGCGGCGCCTACACGGCGGACAGTTTTGGCAATCGCTTCCGCGCCTGGTGCCGGGAAGCTGGCCTCCCTCACTGCTCTGCCCACGGGCTCCGCAAGGCGGCGGCGACGCGGCTCGCCGAGATGGGCTGCACCCCGCACGAGATTATGGCGGTGACGGGCCACCGGACCCTGAAGGAGGTGGACCGCTACACGCGAGAGGCCGCCCAGCGTCTGCTGGCGGCCAGCGCCTTCGATCGCCTACGGGCGAAAGAAGTGTCCCACCCAGGCGCAGCAACGCCGGAGTGGGACGAAAACTCAGTCCAACCTACTGAAAAGAAAGGCAATCAGAAGTGTATGGTGCCCAGGGGCGGAATCGAACCACCGACACTGCGATTTTCAGTCGCATGCTCTACCAACTGAGCTACCTGGGCCCAAACGCATGGCCGGGATGACCCGGCACTGGCAGAGGCGCGGGGAGATAGCGGAAGCGCGCCTCTCTGTCCACCCGGTCAGCGCGGCTGCTCCTCGGCCGGGTCTTCCATCGTGTCGGGGATGGCATAGTCCCCCGCCAGCCAGCGACCGAGGTCCACTTGGCGACAGCGGGCCGAGCAGAAGGGCCGGAATGCCGCCTCTGTCGGCTTGCCGCAGACGGGGCAGCGGCGCGGTGCCCGTGCCGCGGCCGGCCGCCGCGGCTCGCTCCTGTCATCCGCCATGTCCCGCCTCCTCGATCGTCTCCTGACCCGGGGAAAGCGCCGGGTCCAGTCGCAGTTGCAGCGCGCTGCCGGCTCCGGCCGCATAGGCCTCCAGCGCCCCCGGCAGGTCGCGTAGCGCCGCGAGCACCGGCGGCGCGGCACGCAGCGCGAGGACCCGTCCCGGCACCGCCGCCGCTTCCCGTGCTGCCCGCCGAAGCGCCGCGAGCCCATGCGTCAGCGGCGAGGGTGGCCAGCCCAGCACCTCATGCAACGGCGGGTGCACGCGACGACGCAGAATCTCGAACAGCCCGAGCGGCCCCAGCCCCTTCAGCACCGCCAGTGGATCGCCCGCCAGCGCAGCGCGGAACTGCCCCTCCAGCGCCGCACGCCGCTTCGCCGGCATGCCCGCCAGGTCGAGCAGGATCGGACCCGCCAGGTTGCGCAGCTTGATCTGCCGTGCCGCCTCGGTCACCGCGGCCGCGTTCAGCCGCTGCTGCGCGATGGGATCGCGCGTGCCGATGGCGCTGCCGGCATCGACATCCAGCGCCGTCAGGGCCGGTGTCGGATGCACCAGAAGCCGCCCGCCGCCAGCCAGCGGCACCTCCGGCCCGGCCAAGGCCTCGAGCTCCGCCTCCAATGCACCGTCGAAGACCGTACCCCGTACCAGCTCCACCCGGTCCGCACCCAGCGCGCCGCGCAGGCCAGCAGCCAGTGCGGGCGAGTCCACCGCGAGCCTCGCCGCCGGATGGGCACGTGCTAGGCGCAGCGCGGCCCCAGGGCCGCGCGCCAGCACTCGCGGCGCCCCGGGTGGAGCCGCTGCCGCCAGCGCTGCGTCTTCCGGGGTCAGCAGTGCCGTCACGCGCGGCCCCTTGCCACCCTG